TTCATATCATGTGTATGAAAGACATTGGCCTAATCTGTCCAAAATCTTGAACACACCAAAAAATATGCGTTCATTACGTTGCCCCCACTCTTACGGTTTACCGTTCGGGCAGTGGAGGGATGCATTTAGGCAAATGATACCAGCTGCGTGGGAGTTGACTCAAGTGCCTTTGGGTGATGAAGCTAAAGTTGTTGATGCATTGGACATCCCCTACAGTTACAAGGTGCTGATGGGGATGTTGGCTGCTGAAGCTACTCGCAAAAAGAGCGATAGAAGTGATTTGGCGTTATCTATAGCCAATCGTTATATGAATGATAATTACTGGGAAGTGTCTTGGAAACAATGGCACCGATCAGTGGAAAGTGGAGATATTTACTAATGTCTGGTTATGATCCGATATTAGACGAAGAATTAGAACTGCCTGATGGTAAAAAACTGTCTATGGCATCGTTAACTGTAATTGATGAGGAGAATCTATCAGATGAATATGCTCATCATGCTGCATGGTTGACGTATGTCGGGGTGTTGGCTGCAGAGGCAGAGGCAGAGTGGAAGGTGGCCAAATTAGCGACTGAAGAGTTGGTGGCCGAGTTGGACACTATAGCACGTCATACGTTGTTCAAAAGTGGTAAATTCACTGAAGCTATGGTATCTGCTTGGATTCATGCTGATCATAGGTATCATGATGTCAGCGAGGCAGAGATTTTAGCGTATAAGTCATACAAAATATGCAAAGCACTTGAGTATGGTATGCGTGAAAGAGGTGGGCAACTTATATCACTTGGTGCTAAAGTGCGCCAAGAATTGGACACAACATACATGCAGTTGCGTATGTCCAGCACGGAAGATTAAATGTGAGGCTGGTGGCGTCTGTATTACCACCAGCCTTTAGGAAGGAGTTCACCACGCTATGGTTACATTTGAATTAGGCACTGTGAGCACAAAAGTATCTGGATTGCATGGCCGAGCACTCAAAGACATTCGAGCAGTATTAAGCGGTAAACCAAAAGGTTATCAATTCATGCCTGCCTATAAAGCAGGTTATTGGGATGGTAATATATGCTTAATGACCGATGCTATGATATTCCCTACTGGGTTGGTATATAATGCCGTAGAAGTCTTAATGGATTATGGTGTGGAATTTAACATCATAGACAACCGGCCCAAGGTTGAGTATAAATTGGACTTGGACTTGAATACTGATTTGGAGTTTAGAGATTATCAAATTGAGGCTGCCACACTTTCACTAGAATACATGCGTGGTGTATTAAAACTAGCCACCAATGCCGGCAAAACGTTGGTACTATCGCTTATAATCAATTCCACAGGTTTGAATGCTCTTTGCATAGTACCAGGCAAACTGCTCATGCACCAAACCGCAGAATACCTGAGTGATGTATTATCAGTTGATGTTGGGAAGATAGGCGATGGACTATTTGAGGATGATAGATCAATCTTGGTATCGACTATGCAAAGCAGCCCTAAATTGATAGGACGTCAATTTAATGCACTAATAATTGATGAATGTCACCACACCAAATCCACCACCATCCAAGAAGTATCCAACACAATAGAAGCACCCTATAGAATAGGTTGCAGTGGCACCCCACTATCCTATAATCGCCTCAACGATCTGACCTTAATAGGCATAACCGGACCAGTATTGATAGAGGTGACTAATGACGATCTTATACGTAGAGGATATTCAGCAAAGCCAATCATCGTATTTCATACCATAGACGAACCAGTATTGCCAAAACGTCACAACTATCAAAAAGCCTATAAATTAGGGATAGTGGAAAATGATACCCGTAATAACATAATAGCCAATATTGCAAAGAGCAGTAGTGAGGGCACCACGCTGATACTCGTTGAGAGATTAGAGCATGTGGAAAGGTTACACAAGTTATTACCAACAGCGCATATAGCAATAGGTGGTCGTGACAATCTGTCTACACTTCGTGACATGCGTAAGGGTAATGTCAGCACCGTTATAACCACCGCTGGGGTGTTAGGTGAGGGTATTGATGTTGGTGGTATTAACCATGTCATATTAGCATCAGTTGGAAAAAGTCACATCAGATTGCTCCAATATATAGGTCGTGGCTTACGCAAAGGCAGCGGTAAACGTGGTGTAACCGTGCATGATTTTATAGATAATTGCTCTAAGTACTTATTGAATCTAAGTGGCGAACGTCTAACCACATATGAAAAAGAAAAATTTGAGGTCATACTAGCAGAGGATTTGGAATGACATCACTAGCCTTATTATTCAGCACGTACAACGAACAAATTTATGGTACTTATATACACATCAAAAAGACTCAACGGCCAAAATTCTACCAGGTTGAGTCTATATTACAAGCAGCCGGTATAACCAATGAAGATTATGCCCTAACTACCTTTGCTGATAGAATCTACGTAGCACAAAAAGTTGGCTTTTTACCTGCCAATGTGTTCCTATCAAAATCCAGTTTGAATAAATATATAGACAGGTTGAAGCACTGTGCAGAAGTGACGGCGCATCCAGAACGTGACTTGCTGCCAATGGAATTAGACATAGGCAATATAACTATCAGTCTAATGCTTGACAATATACCGTTTGATGACGGTACTCTGGAATATTTGGCAGGAGTGAAGCCTGGTTATCTTAAGTTGTTGGATAGACCTATTGCCCAGGCTGAATTCATACTATCGAACGTTTATCAAACTCCTATAGGCACTTACAAGCAAATAGCTCACTACAGGATACTACAAAATGTCAAACGTATGGAATCAGCAATTTAGGCTGCGCATATTAGCTTTAATGCTGGAACGCGCATGGTGGAATAGACACCATGACGTTATAAAGCCACAGTTTTTTGAGAATGAAGCTGAGATGGTGGTTGCCGATTTATTCTTAACATTCTATGATGAGTATAATCGACCGCCAGACCAAGATGAATTTGAAACCTACGCTAATCCGCACTTTACCAAGCAGCGTTTAAGTGAGGCTGTAATCCAAGAAGTTTTAGACGTATCCAGCCAAGTGTATGCTGGTGCAGATTCTTGGGATTTGGACTATGCTCGTGATAATGTAATCGAGTTTGCCCGTATCCAAGCACTAAAGGTTGCATTTTTACAGGCAATTGACAAGATTGAAGATGGTGATATTGATGATATAGATTCTGATATATCGCGTGCCTTACTTGTAGGTCAGGAGCAGTTTGAGTCTATACGTCTTAAGGCTGATGTCAACACTTGGTTATATAGACTAGCCACTGAAGATAAGATACCAACAGGATTATTCCACTGTGATGCTATGTTGGAAGGTGGTGGTGGACGTGGAGAGGTGGGTGTTATAGTGTCCCCACCTAATGTCGGTAAAACTATGTCATTGGTGAATATAGGATTTGGGGCATCAGGCTTTGGCTCAAACGCAAATGTGGCGCATGTGACTTTAGAAGTATCCAAAGAGAAGATATCAAAACGATATGCTGCCAGAACTACATTTCAGTGGTACACTAAGAAATTAAATGTTGAAGATTATAAAGCCAAATTTTTGCGCGCGGCAGATATGCGAATCCGTGGTGACATAGACATCATGGGTGCTGCTCCTGGTGTGGTGTCAGTTAACGATCTTAGACGGCATTTGGATAGATTAGGGCGTGACGGTTTTTTGCCGGATTGCCTTATAGTCGATTATGCCGATGAAATGAAATTACCTCGTGGTGATAACAGTTTTGAGCGGCATGGTGAGAATTATCGTATGCTCAAAACGTTGGCTATAGACTATAACATACTGATATGGACTGCTTCACAGAGCAATCGCGCCTCCCTACGCAAGTTGACCATTGACCTGGATGACATGGCAGAATCGTTTCAAAAGGCAGCGCGTGCGGATATAGTACTGGCTTGGTGTCAGACTCCTGAAGAAGAGGATGATGGAATGATGAGATGGTTCTGTGCCAAAAATAGAGATGGATTCAAACATTGGTATGTGCGCTGTAAAGTACATGACTACGCACATGCGTTAACTACACAAGAAATTCTATGGGGTAGTGACTTAATAAGGGAGAAAACTAACCGTTATGACTAGGCAATCTCAAGAGATGGCACTACTGGTAAGTTCAAAAACTACTGAATGGTACACACCCATGAAGTACATAATGATGGTGAAGAAAGTCTTGGGCGGTATAGACTGCGATCCATGCACCAGCGAGTCAGCCCAACGTTATATCAGAGCAACCACCTATTACACAAAAGATACTGATGGATTAAAGCACGATTGGCATGGTACAGTATTTATAAATCCACCATACGGTAAAACAGGCAATATAGGTAATCAAAGGATATGGACTGAGTACCTGGTGAATCAATTGACGTTAGGTCACACTACTGTAGCCATAGCATTATGTAAATCAGTACCTGGTTACTCTTGGTATGAACAGATTTGGGATTGTAGCGACGCACAGTGCCTTGTCAGACTGCCTATATCATTCATCAACCCCAGACAACCAACTAAACGTTCTCCATCCAAAGCCGGCACGACTTTCTTCTACTTTGCAAATGATAGCAAATATGATCCTCGCACTTTCAGAAAAGTTTTCAGGAAGATTGGCCGAGTATACATCACTGAAGAATCAGATTGGGCAGCGCATGAATAAAAATATGCGTAAGGAAACGAATGGTATTTGCCTATTACGATGGCAACTTCAACATGACACTTTGGCAATTTTTGGAGCAGGCAGGTTATAGCAAGCTACAGATGTATACCAAGCGTTGCCCGTCTGTAAGATTTCATGCGAGGTAAACAGCGTAAAAATTTTTGATTCTACCCCAGTAAATTTGGCGAGATTTTGACGCTATAAAATAAATCAACACATTATACCTATAGGAGATTATTACATGATTCCCCCACTCGTATTGATTCACAATGACATCTTGGACTTGCACAAGGTAGCACCAAACTGTAGTATAGAAAAAATCAAAATGCTATTACGTAGTATAGGCTATGACTTAATTATAGCCGAATCTATAGATGGATGGCCTAGCATTAAATTGCTGCAAATTATAAATGCAAATCCAATTGAGGATGATAGTGGAGATACTCAGGAGATTATAATATGACTTGTATAGCAGTATTAGGTATGCATGCTGGTGGTACTTCTGTTATAGCCAAAGCATTACATTGGTGGGATATTCCTATGGGCACTGATCTTGCGGTATTACAGCAGAAGCAACCGTATCACCCACAAGGCCAATGGGAAGATAGGGCGTTCAAAGACTACAACAAAGCCATATTGAACGAAGCTGTTTCAGATTGGTTACACCCCAAAATGCCTGCATCGTTCGGATTGAAATGGGTTGAAAAATATGCCGAACGTTGGCTTGACGACATGACCCAGTTAATCAAGCAACGTGAATATCAAAATGACATATGGGGATTCAAAGACCCACGAACATGCTTAATCTGGAGTGTGTGGCGACGGTTATTGGGTGATAATTATAAAATCGTTATGGTTTGGCGTAATGCGGCTAATAATACAGATTCCTTATGGCGTAGGGGTGATAGGGTGACGCACAGGATACCAGATGACGTTAAGACTGGTTGGGCCGAGTTATACGATTGCGTTTTGGCCTATCACGATTACATGCATGAAATAGCAATGTTCACCGAGAGTGATAAGGTGCATAAAGTGGATTTTGATATGATACAATACTCAGAAGCAACTGCAATTACTGAATTCAAAATGTTGCAGAATTTTCTGGGGGTATATACTCCAATTGAAGATACTGTAAATAGTATGGTATTGCCCTGGCAGAAGGATGTATAAGCTATGACAAAAGTAACCAAAGAAATGAACATTCAAATGTCTGAGATAATAGGCAAATTGCAATTCGAGTACATGATTGGCCAAGGCTTGGACTCTAGCCACAAGATGCTAGATATAGGTTGTGGCTGGTTGCGTGGGGGTATACGGTTTATTGGCTATCTTAACCGGGGCAATTATTACGGCATAGACAAGAATGAACAGTACATTACCCAAGGATTGCAAGCAGTGAGGCAAAATGGATTGGCTGAGAAGCGTGTCAACATAATGGTCAACGATGTGTTCCAATTCGATAGATTCAGCGCAAAGTTTGACTTCGCACTGGCCCAGTCTGTATTTACGCATATAGACATAGTTGACATATTGCTATGCTTGAACAATGCGGTCAAGGTGCTGAATTCTGGTGCCTTACTTTGCGCCACTTTCTTCCCATGCGCCGCAGTTGAATATTTCCAAGCTGTAATTCATATGGGTGGTTTGTCCAGTATGCAAGTTCCTATAGTCACCACCCAATTTGCATACGATTATTCTGTCCACTATCCTCCTGAGATGTTAATCCAAACGTGTAATTTGGTGTTACCCCAATTTAATATCACCTATATAGGTGAGTTTGGACACCCTCACGGCCAACACATGATGCACTTTAGGAAAATATAATGAAGGGACTATTTAAGCGCATTATAGCGGGCATAACTATGGAGGACATCATATCTTGTATCCTGTTGTTGGTAGCATTGATCATAGTTGCTATAATTTATGGTGGTTTGATTTGTCACGCCATAGGTTGCAATTTTTATTTCGCATAATGGCTATTATACGTAATAAAAAGGAAAAGCACATGTCTAATGATTTATTGGATGGTATATCAAAAATTTATGGGGATATTCACTATGTGAATGTGGTATTAACAGAGAGTATACATCAGACAACTGATGGGTGGAGCACTATACAATCTGACGTATTAACTCCGTTGATACAAAAGTTGGCCGAATCAGAGAAATTACTCAAACAACTTCACAAAGGTGAAAGGAATAATATCAGATCAGTGGAGGTGCTAAATAATGAGTGACTATGATACAAAAACTGAGGGATATGAGCAAAGGCTTAAAGATATTGCCGAGTCAATGCAAGAACTTGCTCAGCAAGTTGCTGGAGTTAATGCCGCATTTGTTACACTTAGTGAGGCCATGCTTGATGCAGTAACACTTGTATTGCATGCGTATTATGTTAAAGAGTCATATGCAATTTCTGGGAAAACAAGAGAAGGTATGCAACGCTATTATGACGAGTTAGAGCACTTACAGGAGACTCATAGTGGTGATGAATATTACCTTAAATTGATAGGCCATTTACCACCCGACTCTACATAACAACCACCAAAAATTAACCAGTAGATTTTGATGTATTTGAACCGCCCTGATAATCGGCCTGGGCATTTTTATTTTGCGCTGTAACCCACCTAATTGCCTCACCCTGCGGTTTGCCATGTGGATAAATGCTGAAAAATACTTCTATTACAGGTAATAACTTACCACGATTCAGTGTAAAATAGTGGGTAGAGTTTACTAACAATTGGGATCAGCCTCAACTACTTAAATTGTTAGGTATCATTTTGAGTGAACCTTATATGCCTTTAACTGTGCCTTAACTCTCTCAACTTGTTGCGCAGACAAGGTGATGGTTTGGCTTGTTTCTTCTGTAGATTCATCCACTGTAGTCTTTAATGATTGTAGGCTTGCTGCCTTACGTCTAAGTATAACATCACGAATAAATTTACTTATTTGATGCATCACGTAGTGCCTCTATCACTAGGGATTTTATATCAAAATGCTTAGTCAACTGCCGGATAGAATCTTCATTAGTCTCCAAAATTTTGGTGTGCGCTTGCAATATCTCACCTAAATTCTCCACCACCTCAGTTTGCTGCCTTATGGATGCTACTAACTGCGAATTTTGATCTAGTGTAGTCTTGACCAACGCAATGTAGCTATCTTGCCACCGCTTTAACTCATGGTATAGAATCTTCAAGGCCACACCGCACGCTAATAGCAGCAAACCTATGGCTGTGCCTTGTAACCAAGGATTCTGTAATATAGTGTCCATTGCTTATATCAGAGGTCGCACATGCTCGTATAAGGCATTAAACCATGAGTCTGACACTGCACGAGTAGATAGCCACGCCAGTCTCATGTCTCCGTCTAGGGGGAAGTTGGCGTTATTACTTCCCAGTATGAACGAATCTGACGAGTTATGCAGTGCCGCAGGTATTGACGTTGTGTTCGTGTCTTTAACCAGCAATCCGTTTTGAGATACGAACACAGCCAGCTCAGTTGAAGGGGTGTATCTAGCTCCCACGAAGTACCAAACTTCTGCTTCAACCGTTACTGACGATGATACGCTAAATATGTTTGTCCCGGTACTAGAGGTGAAAAAGCTTATCACATCTCCGGTACTCTTGCTTGCGGTGTATGACCTGTCGTTCGCCGTTCCGTCCCACTTTGCAATAAGCTGCTCAGTCGAGCCAATACCGTCAAACTTGACCCAACAGCCGAACGATAGGTCATTTGTGATGTCGTGCACATCCCCTGCAGTTGTAAAATATTGGGTCGAACCGTTGAACCTGGATAAAGGCATCAACTTGTCTCCCTCTTGAATTTGTTGAATACCTCCAACGTTCGTCAGATGTACGCCAAGAGTGCTGTAGTCCTGTGCTTGGTTGGATGTACCGATTGCAGCCATAGGCCAGAAGCCGCGCAGCCCTGGTATGATTTGATACAGTGAGATAACACTACTCAGTCTGATGTATACATCATTACGTTCTAAAATCCCAGGTGTTAGTGATGTTATAACTTGCTGATTCATTGTTGCAGGCATAATGTCATGCTCCTTGCGGTCTGAGACCTATTTTTGCCATAAATTGGTCAAGAGTACCTATCTTAACACCATCAATGCTTAATTCGTTCGGTGCCTGATATTCAACTGTCTCCACAAATCCTGCTCGCGGGTCAACCGATAATTTAGCAAATGTGTTGGGTGGGTAAGTGCCTATGTTCAGATCGGGATAGTATAGCCACTTGCCTGGATTAATGTCCATCAAGTCAATGTATTGATATGCCGCATGTCGGATGTTAGGGGTTTGGGTTATCAACTGTCTATATTCAAATGTAGTTGGACGTGCTGTATACACCAGCCGCCTATCGTTATAAAATCCCATAGTGTATCTGGTGCCTGTATCGTCACCCAGCCCTACAATCTCTGTTAATATCTCCATCGCAGTTCTGTCTTGTGTTTCCTGTGCTGATATAGTCACAGATGGATCGTCAATATGTGAATAATCGGCTGAGTACAATCCTGAATTGGGGTTTGACCCTAACACAGCAATTATCTTGGCCCTATAGGACGTATCACCAACTATAGCTGTGTTGTTATACGTGTAAGTACCAAGTGTATGCCAATAGCCTACACATTTCAAAAACACCATCAAGTTTGCCGTTCTTGATAGTGAGCTGTTACGGCTGGTTGGTGGTTTTGACTTCTCAGCAAGCACTTTGGTGCGTACCTGCAAAGCAGTGTTCGCTGTTGTTGCATTAGGCAGACTGACGATATACTCCAACACGCCATACTTAGTAGATGCGGTGGAATTGGTGGTGAAGGCTGTTGACGTTCTGGAACCAGACGCTGGGGGTTGAACTGACGAATCTAAGGGATTATAGGCCACACGTGCTTTGGTTACAATATCCAAATATGGACCTAATTTATACTCCATAGCACCCAATGTGATGGTTATCTCGTTCACCAGTCCTTCCCAAACTGGTTTCATACGGTGAGATTTCACAACTATGTGACGCCCCAAACCTTGCTGAAGCCACGCACTTAATGTTGACGGAGAATCAAAAAATGATGTCTCCATATCATAATATCCGCCGAGTGCCCGCTTGCTAGATTTATAGTCAGCTATATTAACTACATGCGAATTTATATATCTGGCACCTTGCACCACTGGGGTGAATACGCCAATACTCAATGAAGTATTTTTGAAAAGTGTCATGATCCACTCCTAAAACCCATAAATTGCTCGCTTTTTTGGACTTCTACTAAATGACATATTTGTGGTGGGGATAACCAAACCCCGTCATCAGCGTTAGTGTGCATAGCCAAGCACCAAATCCGATGTGTATCATCATCAGTTGGCTCTAAATTCATAGGCTGGCCAGATATTTCATATTGGGCCTTGACGGCACCTGCTTCAGTAAGTACTAACGCAGGAGTATCAAGTGGTAATAGCCCATCTATTACTAACGATTCATTACGAATTATCAAACTAGCATTAGTATCAGCCACATCAGAGTAATCACCTGCCCACGCCCCCACAGGTATTAAAATAACATCAATTATATTCAAGTTAGCAGAAGCATTGCTGGAACTGCTTTGGAATCCTATTTGCATGGTGTCAGTAATGTACTTAAATTTAGGTATAACCACACTACCAAAATCCAGCACTTCAAATTCGTCAGTGGAGAGTGTCAGCACCCTATCGGATGTATAATATAATCCACCAGTACCAAACGTGAGTTGTAATTGTGTTACAAAATCCCCCGGCGATCCTGTTGACTGGTATACCCTAGCATAAGCATGATACACTCCTGAATACTGTTTGCCGAGTAATCCAAAAATATCCCAAACTGCCCTATCTAACATGGCCTCTGAGCTAGTGGTTGGATTGTATAGCACCGCACGTCCAGTTGGGGCAGAAGGATAGCTAATAAATGTGCAGTTATTTCCAAGTGTTACCGTTATATTCAGTGGTATTTGCTCATCACTAGCGTTAAGATAAGCATTAAAATTCTCACCTTCAGACAATCTCTTACTACCCATAACTATACGATTGGTGAATAAGTCAGGAGCAGTGCCGTCACGCCCATCCACGTCACTTTTGTTTGTTATTTTGACATAGGTAGCAGCGTTGATATCACCCAATATATTGGTAATGTCAAAATATGCCCTATTAACAGCAAAAATATCCCAGGTTGCTTGTTTAGGTTCATTAAATATCGTTCCACCGTTAGCCGTCAAGCGTAAACGTATCATCCAACCTGTGATGCCGTCTATAGTTGTGGTGGCCCAGTTCGATGGTGGTATGAATGTAACTGCTTGTTGACCCGTTCGTTGCAAGGGACTTAATCCACCTCTGGTGGTGTCAGATACAGTGAGAGTGACCCATATGCTGCCATTGTAATATTCCCAAACGCTGCCGGTAATGTCCAACATTGGTGCAGTTAGGTTGAATGCTATACAACAAAAACGTCCTGAATTATCAAGCGTGGAATCTATGATGAAATATAATATGTGAGTATCAAAAGCAGTTGGGAATAGTGCTAATGGAAAGGATGAGGCTGGGAATAAATCTGTATATGATGCCAATGTAGCGTCAAACAATTTAATGTGCGTAAGATTGGCCAGTGCTTGGTGATTACCTACGAATACTGGCCCACATTGATTTTCCCCTAGCGTTATATACTCATCAACCTTATACAGAAACCATTGGCTATTTGCATCGGCAGAACTTCCAAATACTAGCCAACCATTATCGGTATAAGTGCCACACAACACTGCCGTACCGCTACCACTCCAGCCTATGGATATACTCACCCAGCTAAGTAAGTCATCCTTATAGGATACATATACCTCAATATCGTCAAGGCATGCATATACAAAATCTCCATACTCCACAACATCAGATACCAAATCAGCTGATGTGAATCCGGTTGCGGCTGCCTTATACACCCAAGTGGCTCCATTATCTTCCGACACACCAACACCACCATAAGTACAAACTATGATGCGACCATCATTTAGTTTCCTCAAGCGTGGTATATCTTGATTTGTATGTGGCGACACGAAAACATAAGACCAAGTGGCTCCATTATTAAATGAGGCCAAAACACCACCACTAGTAGCCAACAATAAGGTATTGGTAGCAGGTTCAAGTATATCAAATACCGATAATATATTTGGTAGAGTAATACTTGACATGGCATCTTCTGCTGGAGCACCAACTGAATAGAATAGCAAAGTATTCAATTCCAATCCAGCATAAAATCTACCACTATATTGCCCATAATGGACAGACAATGGTGCATATCCTATTTCCGAGGATATGGAAAATGCAGACCAATTCGCACCTTGATCAGTAGACTCTACAATTTCACCACGACCTAAATCATTAACATATATACCCACTCCAGGTATTTCAGCAACACGGTGGTGATTCCCAGCAACTTCTGAATAGTTTTCAGTCCAATTCTCACCATTATCTGCACTGACTGTTATATCTGTATCATTAGCAGCAATTAAATTCCCACCTATTACCTCACGGTATACAGTATTATGCGTACCACCAGTGGCTGATCCAGTAGTGGCTTCAACAGCCAACGCTTCCCTATACCAATTAAATTCATTGCTTTGATCGGCGCAATCGCTAGTATTGGGGACAGTGCTTGCCCAAGACGTGCGTTCTATAACCAGGGCAATGTTATCTAGCGACACATCAGTTATATCAAAAAACGGCTGCTGTAATACCTGACCAAAATTAGTCAAGAACGTGTTGACTATTACAGCATACCGTGGGTATATCTCATCTTGGGCCTGAACTTTGATGTAAGTTGGAGGTACACCCCTTATGCGGTCAGTCCAAAAGATACCTACATTGCGCCAAGCATCGAAGAATTTATCCAACTCAATGAACACATCTTGCTGATCTGCTCCGGTGATGCTGAGCGGTATATTCTCGATTGCATTGGCCAATTGGCCAAATATAAGTTCTCTGCCTGGACTCAATGGACTTGATAAAAATATACCACCTTCTTTATATGCCTGCACTGTTGCGTCCCATGATATAACTGCCATACCTTCTACATCAGCCCAGGGTAATAAATTTATTGCGGCATACTCGTAAGACTTCGTTGAAACATTCCAAATTGGGTAGTTAATTTCCAGCGTATTACTCATGTCAAATCTCCTGCTACTGTTCGCTTAATTAAAGTCACGGTGTCACGCATACGTTGCGTACTATCCACCGTCAAATATATATTCACTGTTGGTGAATTATTGTTCGTAGTCGATGATGATGAACTATTCAATTGGGAGTTATTAGCCGGTACAGTTACGGATTGCAAATTGTTGCTGGACGTCTGGATGTTACTTGGTGGTTGAGGTATGTTGTTTATGGCTTCTGTTAATTCTCTGGCTTTTACTATCGCCTCATCCATCTTACTTACCACACCACCAAATGCATCCTTTATAGCATTAATCTTTGATGTTGATAAGCCATCAATCTTGGTTTGAAATTGCGATATACCTACAATCGGCCCATTCGCACCTGTGATGGCAGTTGCCACCCCAGTAATTGCTGTGACTATCTCACCAAATTTTGATACTATTTGAGGAGTGTCCTGAATCAATTTGGTTTTTATACTTCCAATAGCTGCCACCATAGTGTTGATATCAGTACTTATCGTGCTTGCCGCTGTTGTAAATGCTTTAGCCATATCAGGCACGTGGATAAGAGTTATATCACGTATCTTTGAACTGTACCCATCTGCTTGACCTGATAATGTGTTCCATATACGCGATATGGTTGAACCCATAGTTTGGTGCGCTCTTGTTGCCGCAGGTAAGGCTTGCTGTACTAGGGTTTGGAGTAAGAAAGTAGCATATAGTGTGGTAGCTTCTTGCATATATCCGAACGCTTGCTGGACTATAAGTGTGAATTGCTTAACTGAATTTGGTAGCGTCACAGTGAAATTCTCAATCAACTGATTGAAATCTAGTTCTATGGAGTTTGAACCTGAGAAGAATCCAAATATGGAGGTGAATAGACCTTTGACCGTTTCAGTCAAACCTGTAACCACCGCAGTTATGGGAGCAGTAAGATTACCAAACCATTCTATGACCCCATTCACCAGATCAGGTACTATGGAGCCACCCACAATGGCCGTATACATGGCATCAAAGAATCCAATTATAGTTTCGCTAAAGGTGGAAACAAACGCAATAACGGCATCAATTCCACCCTGAAATACTGCCTTAATCGCTTCCCACGCACCGGTGACAATCATGATCAAACCCTGACCAAGCATGTCGAATCCGGTAACGATTTGATCCATATTAAGTGTGAACAAACCAACTATAATATTCCACCATCCACCTAAATATGTGCCTATGCCTTCAAAGATGGATAGTATACCCTGCGAGTATTGCGTCCAGTATGAGGTTGCGGCAGCCACTGCGCTGGCTATACCTGCCACTAGTGCCAAACCAAAGCCTATCATGGTCAGCACAGCCACGCCTATAACACCAGCCACGATCCCAACCGCAGTACCTAACGCAGTCCAAATATCAGACCATTGTATGCCCATGCTGTTTAAGGCAGCCGTCAAGTTGGCGAACGCTTCGGATATGGCAGGCCACACTACATCGGTGAATACAGAAACAAATTGCCCCACCACAGCACTGATAACACCAAATACCTGGGTGGTTATGTCTCGTATACCCAAGAAATTGGTTGCCCAAGCAGCACCAAGCAACCCTGCCACCAGGATAATACCGCCAATAGCTAGTGTCAGAGGATTGATAGCAGCCACTATACCTGCTATCACCCCAACCACGCCTATTGCTGCTATTGCCACACCTATACCTATCAGCGCACCTTTTATTGCCTGGAAATTATCATTAAGGAAAATTATGGTTTGATTTAATGCACCTAACCAATTGAAACTAACTGCCGCCGTTCCAGCAGCACCGGCCACACTCGTCACAGCACCTGCTACTTCAAATAAAAAGTCACGAATCTTCTGGGTTAGTTGTAAGGCCACTGGGGTGATGCCTAGTGTCTCTAATACAGCTGGTACACCACCTCTGGAATATGCACCATATATCTCGTTTGCATATCCAACCACTGTAGTCTTGAATCGGGTAAATGATGCCGTGACTGATGTTAGGGTTGGGGCAAACACTGCTTTAATTGAACTGAATTTGTCACCAACACCATCAATGGTATCACCTAAAGCATCAAAATTAGTATCCAATCCACCAAAGAAGTTATCCACTTCATCACTAACATCAGCCAAACCGCCCGTCATACCTCCAAACATACCTCCACCAGATTCTGCCTCTTTCTTCTGCTGCTTTTCCAGTTGGGCTATTTGGGTAAGTATGCGATAATAGTCAGCACTCCCTTCTTCAGTGTTGGCTAATTGTCCACGAAGTATTTTAAGCTTGCCCTCAGTATCTGCTATAGATAGTTGGTATTGTAATTCTGCTGCCCTTGCCTGCTCGGCTGCCCTTTCTTCTTCAGTCATGGTCGTGCGGGCAGACCTTGCTTGAGCACCTCGTGCCCTGCTTATACTTCTTGAGCTACCAGACGCACTGGAGGCGCGGTCACGTTCGGCTTGCTCTGCTGTCCTTGCCTCTTCATTCATGCGTTGCTCTTCCAGCCTATGCAATTGGCCTAGTATGTCATAGTATTCAACACTACCCTCTTCAGTATTGGCCAATTCATCCCTAAGCATAGCGATTCTACCAGCCGTATCAGCCACTTCATACTTGTAATCGCGTTCTGCCTTGGCTCTGGCCTTTGCTTCTTTTTCGGCAGTAGATTCACCACCCGATTCTCCTGATGCTTTTGCTGCCTCTGCCTTTAATTTTGCATTTTCTTCTTGAATCTTTTGTATCTTCTCATCAAATGCAAGTTGTCTTTTGGCGGCGATTTCAGACGTTTTAGCGGCATCCAACGCAGAGCGTGCCTTGTCTCGATTTGCTTCTGCTGTAGAGATAGCAGCCAACGCTGCTTTTTCCTCTGCCTCATTAGTAGCATTGGCAAGCTGTTTATAGGCATCATCCACGTTGCTTATAGCATTATCCAAATTACTCTGTGCAGTCTCTACATCTTGCGATGCTATGGTCAGGGCCAAATAACTTTCAACCAAACCTCGCACAGATTCACCAGCTGGACCTGCCGCAGCAATAATCGCATCAAACGTATCAGGACTAACTTGACCAGTTGCATTTAACTCGTTTATTGCTGCTGCTATAGCATCTCGTGAACCTAGCAATGTGGGTATGAGATCAGATTGGCTCATGTCCCCAGAAGATACTGCTGACTTCAAAGCATTTTCTATACCATCCGATATATCATCAAACACCTTGAAATCTGCATCACCCCAACCAGACAGGTATTCTGACATAGCATCAGCACCCCAACGATCCAAGTGCGGTGCCACTCGTGGGGGTGAACCTGGAGATAACCAATACGATAGCATATCGGATATAGAATCCATCACACTGGTGATTAGACCTATACCAGATGCTATACCATCGGCGAAAAATGCCGCCACATTATAACCCCATGTGCCTGCTTCAGACGCTGAGGTTTGAAATCCTGATATCAAGCCAGTAATAGAAGTTATAACCGATGTTATTGCTGGACTTATAAGGTCAAATACAGCAATCATAGGCCCACCAAAATTATCTATTAAGGCAATACCAGCCTGAACTACAGCACGCAGTACTGGCTCCAATCGCTTAAATATATCAATCTTAATTCCTGATAAAGCACTTTGGAATATAGACAAATCTCCTGAAAGATTGTCTATTTGCTTAGCAGCAATATCAGCAGCCGTAGTTACTCCGCTGCGTAATTGTTCTTCATACGCACGCATGGAATCCCCACCTTTATCCATCAAAATACTCATAGTGGATAATTGCTTTTGATTGAATATAGATGATAGTGCTGCTTGCCTTTGTTCCAGAGACATGCTTGCTGTGGCTGAGTTGAATTGATCTATAATAGCAGGTAAGTCAAGAAATTCTCCAGTTGCGACATCATATATATTGATACCTAATTCATCCATTGTTGCGGATGCCGCCTTAGTTGGTGCTGATAATCTAGCCAATACCGAGTTAAGTGCAGTGCCTGCCTTATAACCTTGTATACCGGCATCGCCTAACTTACCTAAAGCAGCAGACACTTGTTGAACGTCGTAGCCTAATGAGGATGCTAATGGGGCAACTTGTTTGAATCCATCCCCTAGTTGTTGAATATTCGTATTACTGGTGGTGACTGTTCGTGCTAATACGTCCACAGCCATTCCAGTTTGGTCTGCTGACATACGCATCCCTGTAAGGATATTGCTGACTATATCAGCAGACCGGCCCAAATCAAGATTGCCAGCTGCGGCCAAATTTAGCACACCTGGCATAGCATCTAGTATGTCAGTAACTTGAAATCCAGCCATAGCCAAAAAGCCCATACCTTCGGCTGCTTCTGTGGCTGTAAATTTCGTGCTACGTCCTAATGCTTCTGCTTTGGCTGATAGCGCATCAAATGCCGGGCCAACCGCACCCGTCACGGCAGCAACGTTTGACATAGCAGCAGTATAATTCATACCCTCACTAACTACACTACTGCCAAATCCTAGTACTGCTCTCGTGGTTTGACCCAATAGATTGGATATGGCACTGGATACAGTGGATGTGACACTATTCATGAGTCCAAGGCCAGACGTGTAAGCAGCCTGACCTAATTGGAAGTTATTCATGTCTAATATGGCTTCAAGCCCAATACGTTCGCGTGCCATTATTTAGCCTTCAGCACCTTCCATTGTTGATAAGAATCCCATTCTGCAATATCCAATTCAGTCATAGTGTGAGCCAGCATTTCTTCTCTATCCTCAACACTCATACTATCCCACAGACTCGGTGGCCACAATCCCGCCATCTTCGCTACCTTCAACTCCAAAAATCTGAAGCTGTGCGTCCAATATCCAGTTGGATTCGGGCGACGTTTCAGGATTTGACGTAATTTTGGCAAGGATTGCTGACGCCCTTTGCGCGTTCGACTCCATTTCACGCTGAATTTGGAGTCGAAACCTGGCCAACGCTTCTTCAGTCAATCCCCCCTTTAGCGATAGTTCAACACATCGCATAATAGCAGTCTGCACCAACGTCCTATCTGGTAGTAGACTGCTGACATACTCATTTTTTAACTCGTATGGGTTAGTAGGCACTTGCAAGTGCAAATGCTCATAACGTAATAACCATCCTTTAGGTGGGGAGAATTCTGGATTTATCTCATCAATAACCAGGTTCACTATGTCACCTTTGGGTGTTTTATATTCAGAAGTACCATCCACAAATATCATGAACAGTACAGCATCTTCCGTTTTAGCAGCCAATACTTGTTGACTGGTGATATAATTCTTCATCCATTCTTTTTCTTCGTCAGTACCACTCCTTTTTAGTGAGCGAGCATCCCACCATGCACGTTCACCTTCTTCATTCTCATCAGGATTGGGCTCAACAGTCCAATACCAAGGACGTTCCACGTATTCATCAGATGCCTCAAATTGCATTTTGACTTTAGCAGCCATTACTGCTTGATCTTCTTGACGTACAGGTAACATGTGCAAACTGCCACCACCAGGCAAATCAATCCATTCTGGTATTTGAGCTATAGCAGTAATGGAATATGGTTTTTTAGTATCCAACTCCTGCTTGGCTTCAATGATACTAGCTTCCATGCTCTGTGTTACTTCTTTTTTAGTTTTGCCGTTTTTGGCCTTCGTCGCGTAGGACATAGTTACCTCACTTAAACGTTTTAATTTGCTAAATTTAGCAGCAAATTAGTGTGTCCCTTGTAAAAGTACACACTAATTTGCTGCATGCTACATTACCCAATAGACGGATCAGGGGCAACCAACAAAATTACAGCATACCCACCCGTAATAGGTTCACCGACTACCACAGCCTCATCTGGGCTGAGCATAAGAATCATGTTCAACCCTTCGTTTGGGTCAGTATTTAGACCTAACCAAGAATAGCCACCATTACGAGTATAGTACACAGTGCCAATAGGATCAGCACTATTGTGTAACATAATGCCAAACAATTCTGTAGTGAATACTACGTCAGCAATGGACCCACCATAGGCTTGCCGTAGGGACCACGTAGTGCCACCATCTTCTGTGAAATACAGGTTGCCAGCACTATCACCCACAAAGTAACGCAACTTGGTGACAGCATACATCCTGTTGAGAGTACCACCGCCACCCGTGGCAGACATAGCACTCCACGATCTACCCCCATCGGTTGATTTAATAGAGGCATCAGCAGCACCGCTGGCCACGAGCAAATTTTGACCGTATCGACTAATAGAGAATAGATTCTGAGTAGTCAAAGTGCCTGCATGTAACGTGGTGTAGGATACACCCTTATTGGTGGATTTATAAACATACCCACCAGTAGTCACAACCCAAATGACCGAACCATCATCCAAGTAGGTCACAGCTTTACCAGATAGCACATATTGCGCACTAGTTGACCCAATTGAAACGGATGTCCAGGTCACACCACCATCGTCTGAATACGCAGATTCGGCGGGCACTCCAACTTGAGATGTACCATTGAATGCAATGCGCCGTTTAGTACCTCCACCTAAATCTAAGCAGATAATGGCAGCAATATCCTCCCCAGCACCAAATGGGGCGGTGGATTCTTCCGTGAATGTGACTCCTGCGTCTGCAGTGTCCCAAGGAATAGCCACATCAGCAGGGCTGGCCGCATCCGCATCACCCGCAACCACCAAATCTTGACCCAAGTCAATACCACCGCCACAATAACCAGCGCAACGTTGCGTGCTACAATTGTCAATACCATTCAAAGCAGCCGTTTCAGTGATACCCGTCAGCCTACTTGCCTTGGGTTTATAGGGCCAATACTTGTTTGGCGACCCGAACGAATAGGCGTTCATAGATTCATCGTTATCACCGGGCACTTTCTTGGCAATATTTGATGCTGTTTGCTCTGTGGGGATGGCATAATCCAAAATTATGGCTTGGCTATCCCACTCTTCAAATATTTGCTTTTTTCCGCACACATCGTGGAAGTATAGTGGGCCACCACACTTAAGATACTCTTCAAGAATATCACGAGTTTTGCGTACTGATGCCGTAATTTCTACCTCAGCAAGTCCAGGCTCACCACGCACAATACCTGTTTTCAAGTAACGCTTTGGTGTATTGGGATCAGGCCTGAACTTGAGCTTCAACTCACCCAAAGTTTCGCTAATATCGCCCACATCATGGCAACGTAGGTAAGTCACAGCAGTGTTTGGACCGCCAGGTTGGGCAAACGCAACCCAATCATCAGAGTCCAGCGTAATAAGTTCTTCATTCGCCATTGTATCTCTCCTTGATTGTTAATATAAGGCCAAAATAATCCACCCCTTGACTCATAGTCACGTTGGCCAATTTTGGTTGACTAATAAGGTCGTCAAGAGTGTATATCTCACGCTTCATTAAGATGTCAGCCAGACTTTGCGGCACTATATCACTCCAAGGCAAACTATACGGCACACCCTTGGATATATCATCTGACCATAAAGGCAACCAATAGAATCGCTTACCGGCTTTGACCAGCTTAGTGTGACCTTGCTCAAGTAGCACCTTAAGTTTCATAACCCCGCCACCACCCAACGTATGAAATCAATAATGCGATCTATCAATTTGATGAGGGTGAATCTACTGTTGCGTCTGATATAGCTGACTGGACGCCCATTGGCTGTAATCTGCACAGGTTTGTTATTCATAAATATCCTCCAAATTAAAACTCGTGGCCTGATTGTCTGATTGCTTCATCCATAGCTTGCCTCAATTCATCATAAAATGGTAATTCCCAAAGTTCTTTAACCAATATGTTGAAGAATCTTCCCTCTGTACCTGGGTGTTGAACTGGGTAAGGGTTGCGTATCTCATCACCATAAGCACCACCTGACCTTGAGTCTATTATACCTGGCTCAGTCTTGGTATTGTACCCTTCCAAGTAGATTAGATATGGAGAATTGACTGGGGCAATCTCATGTGGCGGTGTACCATCATGCACATAGCCGTATATTTCATCATCAGTATCGACTATGATTGTGAATCCACCATTGGCAGCAAAGCTAACTGTAGCACGCCACTTGACTTTATGCTCCCAACTACTGGTGCCCCTATTAAAATCAGCCTTTATGCCGTTTTTAATCTTTTGGGCTTTTGGTCTCATCACTCTTTTGAAAGCATCAGCCTTGAATGGCTTGGCTTTAATTGGTCTGAATTTAGTTACCACGAATAACCTCTTACTTGCTTAATACGCTGAGCAAACATCCATGCAGTCCAAGCACCATCTACCATCCCAAATGGGCAATTATAACGTTCACGCGTCATCACCTTGGGCCTAAAATTATCACGCTTGTGGTAGTTGGCCCATGTGCTGCAAGCAGAGCAAAATTCGTCAGGTATCTTGGAGTGAGCCAATCTGATTATTGTCTCTTGAACTTGGAAATTTGCCATTGCCAATCCTGCACTGTAGTTTATGCGCACCCACTGAGGTGTATCATCATACTTATAATTAGCACCCACCCAATTACCATCAACGTATGTTGCGGGTTCCCACTCAAATGTCCCACTTTCATTGTCACGAACGTATAGGCACGCTGATTGTGTATACTCCTTACACCCATTAGCTAAGCACGAAGTATTACAAGGGTGCCTCCAAACCAGTGTGGCGTTCGTAGAATTATCGTGATACACACGTTTGATATCAACCTGAGATTCAAAATTAGAAATAGCAGCATATACTATACCAGCCTTGGGCTGTGTAGCATACGCAGCTGCCGTCACCATACGGCATCTAGGCACGTATATAGTGACCGCGCCTCCAACAATCGACACTTCTGATGGTATAATTTCCACATTAGTGCCTGGATGATACACTCTAATCTCATTTATATCGGTTACAGTAGTGGCTACTGGACCAATAACTGCCGGATCGCTGGCATGGTTAACTGCTGAATTTATGGCCACGTCAGATGTCGATAATACACCAACTTGTAGAATCTTCCCTCTATTGCCTATAACTCTATTGTTGGGTTTGTCTGGGTCTATGACGTATTGTTCATTATCAAAATAACGCTCGACTAATGGAAACTCAATAACATCTTCAATCTCAAGTTGCGCCTCACCTAAATAACGTTGCATCCAATCCACACTAATTTTAGACCACGGTTGCCGGCAACCTGGATCAGGATCAGTGGTATTGTTGACGCCCCAAATCATGCACTCGGATATTTGGACTATACCAGCATAAGTAGGTAATGGTACGGCCAAATTATTATATTCTTCTTTCAGCGTAGTCTGCACTGGTATTATTGCCATCAGTCATCACTCCATAATAACGTAACAGCACCCGACAACGTCAACCAAACAGGTATCATCATCAATAAAGATTCATTGTGCAGTAATACCAAAAGTACAGCCATAAATGCGCTAATCCAAGTGCTCATGCAATAACCACATCCGAACAATATACCCAACATAGGGCGTTTACCGTTTTCATCATGGTCGTATACACCCATAAATAAACGTATATGCAAGAACACATCAAATGGACCATTATCCACAACAATGAAACGTGTCACACGGTACACAATTAGAAGTACCATAATGAATTCAGCCAAATCGCTATTATACATTTGAAAACCTCTTAGCTATTTTCAATCTGAATTTCAATTTTGATTGTGGATCAACATTGGATGCTGACCTATTCGCACCGTGCCTACGGTATTTATACAACGCTCTTGGATATTTCCTACCTATCCAGCCAGCTTCCCCCAATGCCACCGCATAAGCCCAATCTTCACGTCCATCTCCAAATTCTTCAGGATAACCACCAACATCTGTCCAAGCTTGCTTAGGGTATACCAAGCCTGCATGTATGCATTGCTTTTCTATCACCAATAATCTATCCCAAACAGGTAATCTAGCCACTAATTTGTCCTCATCACCATCGCGTTCCATTCTAGCCAGTTTGTATGTATCGGCTGCTCCACCAAATATCCAGAGATCGTCATACACAAAGTGCTTAGGGTACAATGTGGACATGAAACTCAGCAATGTAGTTAGCCTACTATCCGCAAACATGTCATCAGCAGATAGTATGGCTATGTACTCAGTCTTAGCATAATCAATCCCCAAATTTAATGCTGATGCCGTACCTTTGCTGTTGAGATAGCTAATGACCGTGACTCGATTCATTGTGTTTGCTATGTCAATCAAAACCTTCCAAGTATTATCATCAGTTGAACCATCATTAACAATGACAACACTCTTGGGCACATCCGGCTGATGTAAGACACTAGCAACAGCATCAGCAACATAGCGTCCATAGTTATAGCAGGGAATTACAACAGTCACATCAAGTTCCATTATTTTATACGGTTCAACTCATCCAATAAAGTAACTCTGGAATTAAACGGGTTGGAATCACTTTCCCGTGACCTCATAACTTGCGCCTGCTCAGGAGTAAGTTGCGGGTATACCGCACGCAAATCCTTAACCGTATATTCCCAAGGAAACATCACCTGGTGTCCTAGTGTACCTTTTTCCGGTTCATCAACTGAATCTGTTAGGATGATTGGAGCTAACTCACTATCAGATTCCGATTCATCCAATAGTGCATCATCAGCCAATTCATCCATCAACGCATCGTCTGCATACTCATCGTCAATAGCTTCAACGGCTGGCGATGATCCAGGGTGCTGTGGCATTCTAAATAATAACTCATTATTTTTACTGCGTTTGCTCAATAATGCTTTGACATCTTCTGCTTGGACAAATCCAAATACACGTTTACCACCAAAATAATACGAGGTGCGTAAACCTTGATAGGTTTGAGGTAATGCAGATGGGCCGATGTATTCCAACTCCACCCAATCACCATCAGGCACATCAAGAGTCTTAATGCCGCCTATCCATTTGTTATTACTAAGTAATTGCGGTGAACTATCACCGCATCCATTACATCCAGCCATGTTTACATCTCCTATTGCATATAAATTGGGAAACCGTCTATATAATTTTCTCAAATATTCTTGCCTGGTGACTTTAGTTGAATTGGACAATGACCTATTTTGCCCATCCCGCCTATACATATAACCAGGCTCATTAATGTGGAATCCTCTCCACTCTGCATTTATCAATGCTATGTTGAACGCCCAATCTTCACGACCATTATTAAATTCTTCAGGATAGCCACCAGCATCCACCCAAGCTTGCTTAGGATACATTATACCAGCATGTGCGCCATTCTTATACAAAAAATCGCGCACACTCCAATCTCGCATAGTGTGAATACGCATATCGCTACCATATAATGGATCATTGGGAAAGTCTAATAATGCTCGTGACCCAAACACAATGATGTCATCATATACGAACGTTTTTGGGGGTGCTATTTGCAACGCATCATACATCCTATACAATCGCCTTGACTCCATCTTATCGTCAGCCGACAGAATGGTGATTATGCGCCCATGCGATGCCTTAATGCCTATATTTATGGCAGCAGCCGTTCCAAGTTGGTTAGGCGTTCTATGGTACTTCACGCCTAACCAAGACCAGTTCTGGTCATTCATAATTTGCGGTGTTTCATCTTCAGAATAATCATCCACTACAATAACCTCAGTTGATTGTAGGGTTTGATCGAATATGCTATTTAGGCACTCGTATAAATAGCGTCCATAATTACGACAAGGCACTATTATGGATATTTCGGGTGGTGTGCGTATGAATTCCCGTCTGCGTTTTGGTTCTTTACGCAATATGCTATTAATAGCATCACCATATCGTTGCCCTATACCATCTCTATGCTTCATACCTGGTATAACGTCCAAGACTGTAGGTAGTCCACTAATCTTGCTGCTACGGCAAACCCTTAATTGGTAATCGCATGTACTTCCCCAAAGAGGGTACAAACCAGCATCCATATAACCAGCACCTTCAATGGCTTTACGGGTCACATACATGAACGTACCTTGAATGTAACCTTTTGGCCAAGCTGGGTGCGTGCCCATTATACCTTCTCCAATCATAGGGCTGCCAAGTGCTAGAGATTCTACCAACGTAGTTTGCCATACATCAGATTCAAACCAAACATCCTGGTTAAGGATCAATACATCAGTAGTGGTATTGCGCATACCCCAATTCACCGCACCTGTGAAATATCCTTTTTCCGGTATGTCCAGAATCTTGACTCGTTCGTCATCAACCACACTATCAGGCACTGGTTGCTCGCTCTTATCGTTAACCACCACAATAGGGACATTAGTTGGTAATGTTTCCACTAATTTAGGTAATGTATCATAACCATTATAATATGGTATAATTACAGTGTAATCCACAAATAACTCCTATTATGCTGGTATGTATACCACATTAGACCCAAAGATTTTAGCCCAATTAGCGTCTTCAGTCAATGCTGATCGACAGTCCAATACTGCTTGTGTCTCAGGTAATTTGACATCTTTGAACACATCGTGCCAACTACCTATGATTATAGCATCAACAGTTTTGGGTAAATCCTTACGTCTAATTGGAGTGCCTAATTCAGCACGCGCCTCCGTAGAGAATAACGGATCGCAAACCAATATTTCCTTGCAATTCAAGGCCAACATGTCGGCAATTTCCCTTATGCTTTGACCTACAACTGCCACATTAGGTCTATAAGCCATACCCAGCAATAGAATCGTCTTATCCTGAAATCCACTCAATGCTGTGTAAAGGTCAGACAGTCTTACTGACCTATTCAACAATATTACTTCTTGACTCATCCAACCTAGTTGCGAATTTATGAATTTATAATAAAGCGGTATGCAATAGCCATCTATACCCAACGTTGGAGTCAATAACTTGCAATAAGGCTGACTATTTGCCGCTGCTCTTATCTCATCAAAATTAAGGCGCAATTTATAGGCCAGCGCAGATAGTTCTGATGCTATACCTATATTCACCTGCCTATACACTCCCTCAGCAATCTTCACCAATTCGGCTGCCTCTGGAGATGTCATACGCAGTGTATTACACCCCAATGCAGTATAAAACTGCTCTACTCGATCTAGGCCAAGCAAGGATATTGCTGAGATGACTTTTGGCCACCCCAACATACCCTGCTTGACCCGATCAACTGAAACACGCTCTGGGCTATACGCCAGATTAAATTTGTTAACCCCTAACTCTCTGAATCTTAGGTGAACATTTGCTGTGGTGCCTACGGGCACGGTGGATTCTAGGATAACAAGTGCGCCATCAGGCATGCACAACGCTAAAGCATCAACTGCCGCATACAGCTTAGTCAAGTCAGGTTGATCCTCACCCAACATTTTGACTGGAACGAGTATGACTATAACAGAGCAAACGCCAACGCAATCCTCCAGTGAGTCACATATATGCACCGGACTTGCTTGCGCTCTGAGGCTTGCCAACCTGTCCTGGTCAACATCATAACCATACACGTTATAGTTAACCGATGCCTGGGCATAGAATTGTGCAACTTGCCAACCTAAATTACCTAACCCCACCACAGCAATATTCATCACATCTCCTATATCAGCACTACAGTGTTATGCCGGGCACGTAGCACTATTGAAGGTTTTTTGCGGGTAATACGAAGTCTGCAACGGATCAGGGCTGATGAAGCCAAGTGGCCGTCTACAAACTGCATCCGCAATTCGCACCTGCGCCCAAGGTGCAGTACAAAACAAGCGCAAACTCATCCACAAGTGCATAGCACGGCATAGTTCATCAGTGACTTTCTTCACCAGCACACGTCCCTGGTCCATAGGCATGAATTCTTGTAGACCAGCACTGTCATCTGATAAATACCGTTGCAAAGCAGCTTCAGCACTAAGAAATTGACCACGCCAAAAGCGCATGGCACCAACACCAACAGTGATCAAATACATGTCAAAGGTCGTTGGACCTTTAATCAATGACCAGTCGTAAGGTAGGATGGGAATGACCTCCCCATCCAGCTCGATGAAGCCAAAACCAAACAAGCCACCGTTAAGGTCTTGTCGAAACTGTCTGGCCTCTAAAGAGCGTAAATCAACACTATCAACCGTTTGGCCTGATCCACAAACGCTCCAGCAAGTGTAGAAGTCCAACAGGCAACGAATTGCATTGTAAGGCATCAGAAGGAATTTCTGCCCTAAACGCAAATTCTGCGATTGCAATGCCGGTGACCAGGAGATTCGTTGGTTGATTTGTGTATTAGCGTCCAACAGCAAATCAACCAAATTGGGGCTACCTACCATAGGGTTGCCGTTCCAGGTAATGGCTCCACCACCTGTCCCATTCATATCGTTGCCGTTCCAATCTACCACCAAACTGTTGAGAATCTCATCCGTATATGTATTAGTCACCCACCTTTCCAGGCCATCAAATTGACCTGGTGTGGTGGCATCGCCAGTAATCAGGTCACGGCGGATGTCATCAAGCAAGACACCCATAGTCAGAATCATGTCCCATTCATTTTCCGACATGATGCGTTGGCCGTTGAGACGATACAACGGCTGGCTTTGGCAACGACGTTCTGGCTTGAGAATGTTTCTGGTTTTGGACGTTCGACCATAAAGGCCAAAATCCTCAACACTGATTTTCCCAAGGCCATAGTCAATACCGGCTGGCGGTAAACAAGGATTGCTGAGGTGTCCTACAGTGGCGCTACCATCAACAAACGCTGGACGATTATAGGTCAAGAATTCCACAGATTCATAACAATTATCTGTAGGTTCAAAACCCATAGCATCCAATAACCCTAATTGACCTGCGAACGTGAGGGCAAAAATGTCCTCCGTGCACAAATCAAAATAATTACAACAGCCGAACGGACTGGCTGCCGCCGATACAGATAGATCAGCATGACGTTGGACTGCTCCCAAACCCATTTGCTGCTGTTGGGCCTGAATTTGTTGCATTTGTAAGGCTGCCTGCTGTTGAGGCGACACAGTAAATTGATGATCCGGTAACGCACCCTGCTGATACATCATGGGATTAGGCATGAATCCTGCCTGCTGTTGATTCATGCCATAACCGGCATAAGCTTGTTGCACTGCGGCAACCCCACCAGGCATATACGGTACACCACCCAAATGATTATATCTTGGTAGCATACCTGGTGGGAGTCCACCTGGTGTTCTTGGTCTTAGATACATAGTGATTCTCTCCATTTCTACATAAAATAAGTCAGTATTTATTTACCTACAGGATTCCAAGCATCAAGTTTATTTGCACTTAAATCGGCCTGTAACAAACTAGCAGTTGCATCAACAGGTTGCCCTGGAGCAGTAGCATTAACGTGCGTGACAGGTTGGATGTTATCGGGAATCTTCACCCCACTAGTATCCAAAGTTTGGGCCAATGTCGGGATTGCAGTACCTGCTTGCAAACCGGCACGCTGACGCACTGGGGAGAATCCTCCACCGCCACCATTAGCATACGCACGCGGCTGACTTTGTGCAAACTGTTGACGTGTGGTGAGATTTTGCTCTATGGCAGTAACACGTTGGGTAATACCTTCCAATGCCTCCACAATTTGCACATTGGTGGCCTGATTGGCCGTTCTAAATTCTGCCATATTGCTTTGAAATGCATCAGCCAACTGCTGCATGCGATTCTCAACAGCAACGGCCAATTGACCAACCGTATTATCACCATTTAGCAAATCTTGAGTTGTAGCCACTACTTCTTGGGCAACACTTTGCGGTGTTTGGCCTTGAGGCTGGGTTTGAGCCTGCGGTTGCCCATCTGCCGGCTGAGTATTGGCGTCGCTACGGGTCATTAACCCATTTTGCTCTATAATACCATTAACCACGCCTGCTGTGCGTTGCAAGCGTTCTTCAACTGCTGCCTCATCAATCTCGAAAAGTTGGGCCATTGCCTTTTTTTGACGTACTAGCATTGCATCCATGTCTTGCTGTCCCATAGTTCTTACCTCCATTATACTTGGGCTAGTGAACCAGCTACTTGCCTCTGGTTCGGGTAATGTTGAAATTTCAAAGTTAATTCCTTCAGTGTATACAGGAATAACCCAATCACGAGTCGCCAAGGTCTGCGGTCTGGCCGTTGGCAAAAATCCAATAGATTCTCCCCACATATCTGGATTTTTGGAGAACGCACGAATTTCAGCTTGGGCAAAGTCTGAATCCCCAAAATATGTACCAGCCGTCACGTAACAATTACCTACACGTAGCAGTACATGACTCTGGCCAGAGTATATGGACTCGTCATACATATGATAAAACGTTCTGATTGGGTAGAATCCAGTCTTATCGGCAAAATTCACGAATGAGTCAAATAGGTCACGACTATCTATTGCCCCATCACGATTCACTAGTGCCGTAGCAGACACCGATAACCAACCGGCTAAATCACCCTTTGTGCGCAAAATTTGTGTGTTGGTCTTAGCAACCATATTATTACGTTGGACCGGCAGGAATTCTTGAACTACTTCCATTGGCTCACCTAGCATGACCGTATCACCAGTACCTAATGTCACACTGAGCTTAAGCTTGTTGCTGCCATTACTAGCCAATGCAAATACGTCACCTGCTTGGTCCACAAAAAGGTTGATAAGCCACAATCCTGGATAGGAAACTTCCATTTGGTCGTATACATCCCAAAACAAATCATCCAAATTCAGCGCACGCTTTTGGGATTTCCCAAATAGAAATTCCTTAAAATCACTAAAACTCATATACCACTCTCCAATCTACCCAAGAGGCAGTAACCCACTTGGATTATCTAATGTTTTGATGTATATACAGCCACATTGCCATCCACCACAATCGAGATCGTGACTTTGCGGTTTCAAGTTCGTTGACTTATACCAATTTCTCCAATCCACCACATAATGCACTTGACCATCTAGTAGTTGGCACAGTCTACAATTTTGCTTCAGTATAGATGCTAACCACTGTAGTAATACATCATCGGGAAGGTATAACTGCCCTAACGTGTATGACCCCAACACAGATGTAATCCACATCACAATCCTCTTGGCACGTTCACCAAATGCCAGCTTTTGGATTATTGAGGCCAATTCTTGCGCTGGGTTTGTTATCATGGCATCAATGGACTTGGTCAGAGCATCGGCTAAGTCGAATAGCGGTATCGCGTCATATAAATCCAATCCTATTATATCCGCATCCCCACCAGATTCCAAACTATGATCCACCAGTGCAGCATACGACTCATTCAACCCTAATTCAGAACCTTCTGTGATGGCTTTAATATGTGCCGCCAGTGTTAAGTTGATGAGGCGTTGGGTAAATTCTGTCTGGTCCATTATGTTGCCCAATCTAGCAACTATGATATTTTCCATAGCATTTTGGAATGAGTCCAAATCAGATTCTATGGCTCTGGCTATAAACATACTGTAAGCCAATGACTTATCTTGCGGCAATAACTGAGCATAAAGCTTATTACGCCAGCTAAGCATACGCCCAACAGAATAAGCGTCCATATTCGTTCGCAGCACACCACCCTGATTCGCGTATTGTGTCATCAGTATATCAATCACGCAGATATTCCTTGCCGTATTGCACCATATCATCTGTAGATAATGTCACGTGCTTATCTTTATACATCACCCTATTTAGCTGCCAGGTTTGACGCTTCATGGCATCGTGACCGGATTCCCATAACATCTGTTCAGTATCACCCAATACTCCCCTATAACGATGCATTATAATGGGTTCATTCCAGAATGTTTCGCACGATCTGCGCACTGCCGGCAGAGATAGCACCCGTTGGCGTGTATGACGTAATATTGCCTCATCAGTAGCAAGCATATCTTCTTCTTGCTCAGTCCACTCCGTAGGTATCAACCCCTTATCAGCCCAAAGCATCCTTATTTCATCCCTAGTTAATAACGGTGGCTCTTTAGGCTCAGCAGGTGGTAGGTTGAGTGGGTTGGTGATGTCACCATCCTCACCATCCTCACCATCCAACGCACGCTTCATAGCACCCCAGAATTGCGCACGTTGAACAAATTGTTCCAATTGTGGCGGTGCTTCATTCCCAACACTTGATGGTGCTTTAGTATTAGCCATTATCTGTATAATTTCAGCAGCTAATTTCAAATTCTCCAATACAGTAGCTTCACCTTGCTCGTCACGCTCTTCCATTTCATAATGAATATTGTCAGGCATCTCTCTTTGAATTCGCTCTTGTAGGGATAATGGGAAGTCTTCAACACCTTTGCCCATTGTCTTTTCGTGCTGTATCTTGGTTTCATTACCTCTGCCCAACACCCCAGCATTTATAGGCCAAATCTCTGCCGGGTCAAATCCTAGTGCAGCACATATAGCATACATGCACGCATCAATAAATTCCCTTCTGTTCATGCCTACAGGTAACTGGCTTAAAGCCAATAATTTGGCGTCAGCTGCGCCGAATTGACCACCACCTGCTAGTACCTCCAGGCCACCATAGCGTTTGCGCTCTTTTGCTGACATTTCCTCTTTACGCACTTTCATAACCGAGCGCCACTGATGCTCCGCTATGTTTGTGAGTATCAGCAAACCGTCAGGCATCTCGGAATCCATTTCTTCTTGATCGTGACGCACGAGGTATTCTAGCAGCTTAACAACTTCAATGGCACGCGATAGTGCGCAAAAGCCCAACCCCATGTAACCATCCATATCAGTTGGCATTGAGGATGTGCGTATATAGTCCCAGTCAAACAAATTATGCCCGTTGTAATTCAAACTACTCCACCACTGTCTATCCGTACCAGGTAACATGTACGGTTGCTTTATCAGCCGGCAGCGAGCAGGATCAATAGGGTTCAAACGCACCATAGGGGCAACCAACACATTACCTTCAGGATCATATGTCACGTCCTGCTCGCGTTCCACTTCCAATACTGAGCACATGTCAGTAGTCAAGAACGATAGGGCTGCTACCTTGGTCATATGGCGCCAACCCTTACTCCAAGCACTATCATGCAGCCTACCCACAAATTTGCGCACCTGGTTACGACCACCAACAAGTGTCCAACCACGATTAGCATACAACATACAGATTTGATTCAATGCCGATGCTATGTGGGATTCCCTATAACGCCAAGCTTGTAACCATAAATCACGTGTGCGATTGTCTGGTCTATATGGCGGAGTCCTGTCAACAACTTCCCTAATCCACCTATGTAGACTGACAGTAACATCTCCACCAGGCATCAAGTTCTGGCTATCCCTATACAACGGAGAAAACGCAGAATTTGGACCAATTTCCAACTTTTGCATAGCACGCTTCACTGGGGTGTACTTGGAGTATATAGGCACAGTGCCGTTGGCAAAAACCATATTATTTGCTGGCTGACTCATCTTTGACCTCACACTGCCATATAGTTCTTTGCGTAATTGGACACATGCCTTTATGCGTATAACCTTTAGGCGCATTGTCGGTTGCGTAGAATAGCATACCTATATGAGCACCTCCACAAGATGAGCAATTTTCCACATCCAACGTTTTAATCAAACCTTGAGCGGTTACATCCATAATTCCCATAATTCCCTCAAAAGCCAATTTCAGCATCAGTTAACACCTCGGCACTAATTCCCATAGTTTTTTCTCCTATCCTACCCATCTAAACGTATTACCATCTTCCCACACCACCGCATAACGCAATTGATCTATAAAGTGGTTGTGAGCGTCAACTGGTGCTTCTTTGGCCTTATTACTCCAGACATATAGATCAAACTCCTGCTCACCCCTATATGGCTGCTTATTCCTTTGCAAACGTTCGTCTATTTCCACCAAGGAATCTTCCACTATAAAGATTCTTGGCAAATCGTCAATTTCAGACACAGCAAACCGTTCATTGCACTTATTGATACCATACAATATCGGCTTATATGCTGCTTCGTTCGGTATACCATTCTCTTCAAGTGTCATCCTGTCCTCAAGGTCATGGTCGCACACTGTTGTAAGGATGTACTCACCCTTAGATAATTCGTTTATTTGCTTGGAGTGCGCCCTCACCGTGCGCATGGTCATATAAATGTACCTATAGCAATACATCCGCCGATCATAGTCAAACGCCCACCAAGCACAGCAGAAAGGTTTATCAGCACCAAAGTCAATTGATCGTATACGCTCCCA